GTCCGGCATACACAACGCACTGAAAAGGCTCGCGGAACGCGGATATGAGTTCAGGATCTGCCACGGATACGGCAGGGACGGGCGGCCGATGTATGCCGTTAAAGGACAGCAGCCGGATTACCGGGTGCCAATGATCGCTGAAATACGGGTTGCTCAGATGGGCATTGATGAGCCATCCACAGCGGCCGATTTAGCCTGTGGATAACTAAGGCTTAGGTGAGGCTGTAGCCCCGCCTAAGAGAGATGCTAGGTGAGGCTGTGGCCTCACCTAGGGACGGTAAGGCGGGGCTGTGGCCTCGGCTAAGACGCGCTAGGCGGCACTGTGGCCTCACCTTGACGGGGGGGTAGGGGGGGTAACTGTCCTAACAACCTCAGAAACCTACAAGCACCTCAGAAGTCAAAACCAGCTCAACTGAAGATCAACTGTCATCACACCTACAGGTGGAAGCGCGCGAGCGCGAGGCGAAATCAAAAGAATGGAATGGCGAAATGAGCAAGTGGCCAGAAACCGCAGTGCGGCCCTGCGGCACCGAAGCGGCCTACCGCCGCCACAAGCGACGCGGCGAAATACCCTGCCTCGACTGCTGCCACGCCCACAGCACCGCGAGATCGGCCACCAGGCGGCGGGCAGTTGAGCGCGCATACGCCGACCCGCTAGGCGAAGTCATCCACGTCCTCGCGACCGCAATGGGCTACCCGCGACGGAGAATCACACCGTGAGCGAGTACCCGACCGTCGTGAGATCCGAGGACTTCGCCAAAGCACTCGAAGCCGCCGGCCTCATCGGCAGCCTCCTGCACATCGAGGAGATCGTCATCAGGATGCGGGCCGGCCAGCTCGTCACCATCGAGACCATCCAGGTTGGTGACGACCGGCTATATGGGCTCGTTGCCGAACTTGGTGGCGGGACGAAGGCCAGCGCATGATCGTGCTGCTCGCCGTCACCACCATCGCCGTCACCGAAGCCGCACTCGCCACCGTCCTGGTGGCCATCGCCGCCATGTACGCGCGGCGGGCCAGGGACGCGTACAGGGAGATCAGGCAGCCAGGAAGGCGCAGGTGAGCGGCAGCGTGATCCACGTCGTTCCTGGCACGATCTGGGTAGTCGAGACGTTCGCCGCGCTCGGCATCGCCGCCATCGCAGGCCTCGGCGGCGTTGCGCTCGGCGCCATCCTCTGGCACTGGCAGCACAGGCGATGACATGCCGAAACGCTGGTGCATCGGCTGCGGTGACCTCTTCGACCTCGACCTCACCGGCACACTCCGCTGCCCGGCCTGCCAGGCCACCGCAACCGCGAAGCGCCAGGCCAGGCCCAACACCACACGCCGCGGCTACGGTGGCGCACACCAGAAGCTGCGGGCCAAGTTGCTCGCTGAGTTCGTGCCAGGCCAGCTCTGCGCGAGGTGCCGTAAGCCCATCACCACCAAGGCAGACGCCCAGCTCGGGCATGTGGATGCTGACCGCAGCAGGTACCGCGGACTCGAACACACCCGCTGCAACGAAGCCACCAGCGGACGGTGACGTATCCGCAGGTCACGCCGCATGCACGCGGGTTTTTAGGGGTGGCAGCCCCCATGACCCGCACACGCGGCACCATTTTCCCGTGGTACCACTGGCCATCCAAGGGTCAAGATCAACAGTTACGGGCGGTGACTATGCCCCGGACGAAGAAACCAGCAGGTCAGGCTGTTGATCAGCGCAACGGCCGGCGTGCCGAACTGGTGCTCGGCGACGGTGGCCAGCTTGAGCGGTTCGAGTTGCCGTCGCGGCGCCCGGCGTGGCTGGCCGCTTCACGTGATGCCTGGGAGCGGGCGTGGGCCGATCCGATCCATCAGGCGTGGACTGCCGCTGACGGCACGATCTTGCTGGAGTGGATCGATGCGCTGGATCGTGCGATGCGGTCGAACCGGCGAGGTGATCGCAAGCCAGTGGTGATCGGCGGGAACGGCCAGGTGACGGAGCACCCGTCGTATGGGACTGCCACGCGGTCGGCCGCACTGGCTGACAAGCGGGCTCAGACGCTGGGGCTGGGTGCGCTGAACCGGGAGAAGCTCGGGTTCACGATCGCGACGGCGCGCAAGTCACTGGATGACCTGAACCGTGAGCTGACAGAGGCGCTGAGTGAGCCTGATCCCGACCTCGACTAACGAGGCTTACGCGGGTGATCACGCGCCCTGCCTGGACTGCGGCTGGGATCCGGGCACCGCCCGCTGGCCGCACGAGGGCAAGGTGGCGGTCGCATGGATGCAGACGAAGCTGATCTGCGCGGAGGGCGACTGGTACGGCAAGCCGCTGGTGCTGCGCCCGGACCAGAAGCGGTTCACGCGCCGCTGGTACGAGTTCTGCCCGCGGTGCGGCTACTGGCATTACGACACCGCGGTGCGCGGCGAGGCGACGGGCGGTGGCAAGACGACGTTCGCGGCGGCCCTGGAGGACCTGGAGCTGTTCGGGCCGCCGCAGATCCGGCCGGTCTCGCCGAACATCATCAACGCGGCGGCCAGCTTCGATCAGGCGGACCTGCTGTTCAATATCGCGGGCATCATGCTCGGCGGCCGGGACCAGGTGGTGAAGGAGGCCCCGCTGTGCGGCTACGCGGAGGTGTACGACACCGAGATCAAGCGCAGCGACGGAGTGCCGGGGGTGATGCGCCGGGTGGCCGCAGTGGCCGGCACGAACGAGGGTGGGCTGCCCAGCCTGTTCGTCTGCGATGAGGTGCACGAGTGGGGCGACCTGGGCGACCGGAAGGCCCGCGTGCACATGGTGATCGGGAAGTCCACGAAGAAGCGGCGCCTGATCTGCCGGATGCCTGATGGCCGGGAGGTCACCCGCGGCCCGGGCCGCATCCTGAACATCTCGACGGCCGGGTTCGACGTCGATCACACGCTGCTCGGCGCGATGTACAAGCATGGGAAGCGGGTAGAGCGGGATCCGGGCCTGGCGCCGCGGCTGCTCTTCGACTGGCGGGAGGCGCGCCCGGGCCTGGACTACTCGCGGCCGGCCGACCGGCGGATCGCGGTGCAGGACGCGTCGGCCGCGGCCGGGATCCTCTGGGACGTCGAGGCCCGCGTCCGGGAGTGGGACAAGCCGGAGGTCGAGCATCACGAGTGGATCCGCTACTACGGCAACGCCTGGGTCGATGTCCCGGCCGACTCGTGGCTGAAGGACCACCCGGCGGCGTGGGGCAAATGCCAGGGCGAATGGGAGCTGGCCGGGGATGAGCCCGCGGTGCTCGCGGTGGACATGGCCCTCAAACGCGACTCGGTGAGCGTCGGGGAGTGCACCCAGCTGGCTGACGGGCGGACCGCGTACACCGCGAAGATCTGGTACCCGGCCGATGGGAAGATCGACCACCTTGAGGTGTGGACCTGGATCCAGGAGCGCGCGACCGAGCTGGGCCCCCGGTTCCGCGGCGTTGTCTACGACCCGCGGTTCTTCGAGCTGCCCGCCCGGATGCTGGAGGAAGAGGGCTTCCTGGTGATCGAGTTCAACCAGTCCCCGCAGCAGATGGGCCCGGCGTGCGGCCTGGCGTTCGACGCGATCATTGGCGGCCAGGTGGTGCATGACGGCGACCCGGATGTCTCCCGGCAGGTGCTGGCCGCGGTGAAGCGGCCCGGAGAACGCGGCTTCACGCTGAGCAAGGGCCGGTCGCGGACCCATATCGATGCGGCGATCACGCTGTGCATGGGCGTGGACGCGCTGGCCCGGCTGACGAAGCCGCGGAACTGGTCGAACACAGTCTGGTAACCAGAGAGGTGATCGTGATGGCTGAACCGATTTTCGAGCGTGTCGAGGAAGACCTGCTCCACCCCTGGAAAGCTTTCGAGCGTCACCGCCACCCGGGCGCTACCATGATCGCAGCGTCAGTGCAAGCGCAACCCCCGGAGGCACCAGTGAGCGTCATCACCGAAATCAAGGCCGGACTCGAAGACCTGGTCGCCAAGGCCGAGGGCATCGACGAGGCCGCCGTCTCGAAGCTCGAAGCAATCGCGGCCAATCCTGCCGCTACCGAGGTCATGGACACACTGGCCACGGTGCTGCACGTGCCGGCCAACGGGCTGACGATCGCCGTCAACGTCCTGAAGGAACTCGGCTCGCTGTGGGACAAGCCAGCGGCGGCCGAGGCCGCGGCCCCGGCGGCGGCGGATCCGTCTGAGACCGCGTCTGCGCAGTGACGACTGCCACCCTGCGGCTGCCTGCGTGCCCGGGGTGCGCGGGCGGCGGTGAGATCAACGGCGTGCCGTGCCGGGACTGCGGCGGGACGACCCGCCAGCGGGCCGCGCGGCGGTTGCCGGTGCGGTTGCGGGCGCTGGGGCACTCCTGGTCGCTGGCGGGTGCGGAGGTGGCGGGGACGCTGGTGCGCTGGTCGGCGAGTGTCCCTGGTGTGGCTGGTGCGGCGGGTGTCACAATCGGTGTTGCGATGATCGTCAACGGCGTGTTTCAGCAGGTGCCCCGGGCTGGGGTTGCGCTCGTGGTGGGTGGCGTGTTCGGGCTGCTCGCCGACAGGCGGCTCTGATGGACGATCGCGGACCCAAGCGGTGCAGCTGCCTGTGCGCGCACAACCATCCGGGTGAGCGGGTCTGTGACGGGACGGCACCGGAAGCGCTGGAGCTGAAGGACCGGGTGTGCGGGCCATGCCGGGCCACGATGGGCCGGCTGTGAGAAGGCGCCAGCTCCGGCCGGACTATGACCGGATCGCCAGGCTGGAATGGGAGCTGTTCGGCGAGGCGTTTGAGCACGCGGGATCGGATGTCATCCTGGTTCGTCCCCCACTGTCGTTCATCTCGCCGCCGATCGGCCGCATGTCGATGATGAATATCGAGCAGTCGGCCCGGATGGTCAAGGCGGCCGGCTGATGGCGGTGTTCGCGGGCCCGCGCGAGCGCACCGCGGCGCGGCGGCCAGGCCGCGAGCAGCGGATCGCCCAGCTGTCGTTTATCGCCCCGCCGATTGGCGCGCGTATCAACGCGGTCGAGGAGCTGTACGGGGCCGGGTCGCCGGATCTGGCCGTGCGGCATTCGGCGGCGTGGTCGTGCCGGGACCTGATCGCGTCGATGATGAGCATGCTGCAGCCGTGGGCGTTCGCGCTCCCGGACATGGGGATGCCGACACCGACGCCGGGCCCGGCGATGGGCCTGGCCGCGACCGGGACACCGGAGAAGATCAGGACGCAGCCCGTGATCCTGAACGAGCCCGGCGCTGACATGGACATCGGCGACTGGCTGTACGCGGCCACCTACGGCCTGTCCCAGGGCAACACCTACGGTGCCATCGTGGGCCGGGACCGGCTGGGGTTCCCGTCGCAGATCGAGCTGCAGGACAACTCCCGGGTGCAGGTCCGCCGGCTGGCTGACGGGTCGAAGGAGATCAAGTTCGGCGGCGTGGTGCAGAAGAACCTGGAGAACGTCTGGCACAAGTCGATTTTCCGGCCGCCGGGTGCGATCACCGGCCTGTCCGTGCTGCAGGCGGCGCA